TAATAATTAATGAATAATCATCATCATTATAATAATTATAGTTTTTATTATCAAAAGGAAAATAATCATTTTTATCAACAAGTGTAACAAAAGGTAATTTCCCACCTTGTTGATTTTTTAATTTTAAATATTTTTGTTTATATTTAATGTATTTATTATGATAATCCATTAAATATATATATAAATTAATTAGAAATTATTTTGTAAGTATATTTATTATTAGTTTTTTTTAAATTATAATAAACATTATATGGATCTTTATCACCAAAATCACGTTTAAGATATATATTATTTAACATTAAATACGCATAATTATTTGTAAGTGCAAAAGGATATACAACTGAACTATTACTCATTATTGAATGAAATTCTATAATAGGTTCTATTGTATTAAATTCAATAATTTTAGTACCAATAAATATATAACTATTTTTTTTTATTTCGACTAATATAGATGATCCTGAAAATAATCCATTATATACACTATATTTCTTCGTGTTTTTTCCAATAAATATTTGTTTATTTTTTATAGTTATACAATCAAAATTATTTGAAAAAATATAAATATTTTTATCACTAATAATAACTTTATATTTTTTACTACCATTGTCTAATGTATAATATTTTTTATATTTTCCAAGTAAATACCATTTTTTTATTTTATTTTTTTCTAATATAATCCAATTATTTTTATCATTACCAATACTTATTTTTCCAATTTTATTTTCTGAAGCATGAATTGTTGGAGATTTACGAACCATATAATAATATTTAGATAATTTTTATGTAATCTGTATACATTGAATAATTTTTATCTGTGTAATTTGTGTTATAATCATAAATGTTTTCAATTTTATCTGTGTATTTTGTGTTATTATCATAAATGTTTTCTGACTGTTTTAAATAGTCAAACTGTTTTTTATATTCATCTAATTTTTCATATAATTCTGGACTTTTAATTTTATTTAATAATATATTTAATAGATCATAATGATTTTCAAGTAAATAATCAATTAATTTATAATTTATTTTAATACTAATTGATACTATTTTTAGAAAATCATCATGATCAATATGATATATTAAATCTGGACGAAAACTAAGAATATATATTACTAAATTATTATAATTATCATATTTTGACTTTTTTTTTAAAAATTTAATTATATGATCATAATGATTTATTACAAGATATTCAACTATTTCATAATTAATTTCATCATTTATCTTAATACTACCTAATGCTATTTCTATAAAATCATCATGATCATTTTTCTTCTCAGAAAAATCTTTAAAAAATTTTGGACAATAGCGAAGAATACAAATTACTAATTTTTTATAATTTTTATTATTATAAATTTTTGGTGAATACACTAATTTATATATTATATCATAATGATTTTTAATTAAAATATTAACTATTTCATTATCTTCTATTTCATTATCTTCTATTTCATTATTATCTAAAATAAGCGAAACTATACATTTTATTATATTTTTATAGTTTATGTTTTTTTCATCTAATTTAGATAATATTTTATTACAAATTATTTTTATATCTTTACTTAATATATAACATAATATATTAGGGTTTTTTTCAATTGCACTTAAAATAATTTCAATTCTATTATAATAATCATTAATAAATCCTGTTAATTTAGGAGTCTTAATAATTATTAATATTACAATATATTCATAATATTTAAGATTAACAGGATTTTTTGATGCAATTGAATAAAAATTTTGTATATATTCAAAACATTCATCACTATTAATTTTTGATATTATATCAGTATAATATATTAATAAATTAAAATAATCATATTTTATTAATTTATTAATATTTATATTATTAAAACTTTTTAATTGTGTATGACCTTTTAATATTTGTATAGCATATAATTTATGATTTTCTATATATATATCAATTTGAGTTATATCTGAATTATATTTAATTATATCAATTTGAGTTATATCTGAATTATATTTACTTATATTTAAAAAATATTCTTTTAATTTTTCTTCATCTTTAAAATTTAAAATTATACATAAAATTTTTAAAACATTATCTATAGTAGAAATAATTTCATATCTATTTTCATATCCATAGACAATATTATTATGACCAATAAATAATTCATGTATTTTCTTATGATATTCTTTTTTATCATATAATAATTCATGTATTTTATTATGATATTCTTCTTTATCATATAATAATTGTAGATTTGTAAGATTTGAATTAATATCTTTAAATATTTCATTTAATAATTGTAATGGTTTAGTCATTAATTTAATATTTTCTTCTGGTAATCTTATTTTAAAATTTTTTTCTTTTTGATCCCAAAATAATATTTTTATAAATTCTAAAATAGCATTTTCTACACAATTAGTGTAATTATTTGTTTCAATACTAATTACAATACCAAAATCACTATGAATTGGATGTCTAATATAATTTGAATTAAACATAAGTTTAATATCCGATAAAGTATTATTTTTACTTAATTCAGATAATTGTGTATTATCAATATTTAATAGATTACAAACAAAATTATTCTTATTTATAGGATATAAATTATCAAATAATGGATATGATATTAATGGTTTATTTATACGATAATAAATGAATGTTGCATAAAATATATAACTAAATTTAGGTGATATATCTATTTTATTATCTACATATAAATTAAATAATAATAATTGATTAATATCTACTATATCAATATTTAAATGTTCTTTTAATGATTCATAATCTTTTTTTAAATCTTTATCTTTTAAAATTAATTCTTTATTTCCTTTATTATTTCTAATATCTTTAAATAATAAATTTGTATCTGATATATTAATATAAGTTTGTATAGCATTCTCATAATCTTTTAATAATTTTGATTCTAGTTCTTTTTGTTCTGGTGTTTGTATTGTTTGTATAATTTGTATTATTAGTTCTTTTTGTTCTTGTATTTGTTCTTTTTGTTCTTTTTGTTGTTCTTTTTTTTCTTGTTTTTTTTGTTCTCTTTGTCGTTCTTCTTCTCTTTTTTCTTTATTATAGAAATAAAAAATTTTATCAAAATTGTCTTTCAAATTTGAATCAGAAGATATAAAAATATTAATTATATTAATAATAATATATTCTTCTAAATTAAATTTATCATCAATCTCAAATAATATTTTAATATTTTGTTTATATTTTGATGAAGAAGAAATATATAATTCAGATATATTTAATTCTATTTTTGATTGTATTTTTGTTTGTATATCATATATTAATTGTAATAATTCTAAAAATTTATTACAACAACTATATTTTAATAATATATTGTAATTATAACTAATATTTAATATTTCATCTATTCTTTCTCTATGAAAATTATAAATATTAGTTATAACATCTTTTGCATTATCTTTCAAGAAAGTATCTATTAAATCTTTTTTTAATTTAAATATTTTTTGTATATCTCTATCAAAAATAATATTATTTTTAATATCATCTTTTATATGTATTTTATATATTTTATCTAAAATTTTATATTGTGGTTGTGATAATAAACATAAATGGAAAGGAATTTTTATTTCATCTGAAATAGTAATTTGTTCATCTGCTAATTTATAAATATTATCATTATTAATTATATTTTTTTTATTATAAACTGTTTTATCAAATTTTGAATCTAGTTTTACAAGTTCAAATCTTTTATTAAGTGAATAATCTTCTTTTGATGAATCATTAATAATTAATGTATAACCATCATCATTATAATAATTAAAATTTTTATTAGCAAAAGGAAAATAATCTGGTACAAAAGGTAATTTTCCACCTTGTTGATTCTTTAATTTTAAATATTTTTGTTTATATTTAATGTATTTATTATGATAATCCATATATATATTAAAATTAATTAGAAATTATTTATTTTTATAATTAATATATTAAAAAAAATTGAGTAAATAAACTATTGTATAACCTATTTACATTTACATTAAATAAATTATACAAATAATGAGTAATTCAAAAATAGAAGCATTAAAAGATATTGAAAAAAGTAAGTACTTATTTTTTTCTTTACCACGAAAATTAAGAGATAATAAAGAAATAATATTTGCTGTTATGCACAAAAATGAATTTCCATACCAAAATGCATATCTTTTCAAACAATTATCAAAAAAAATAAGAGGTGATAAAGATATTGTATTAGCTTTTGTTAAGATAGATGGTCGTTTAATAAATTATGCATCTGAAGAATTAAGAAAAGATTTAGATGTAATATTAGCTGCTGTTAACCAAAATGGTCTTGCATTAAGATATTTATTACCAGAATTTACAACAGATAGAAAAATAGTATTAGTTGCTGTTAAGCAAAATGGTCTTGCAATATTAGAAGCATCAATAGATTTTCGTGGAGATAGAGAAATAGTATCTGCTGCTGTTAAACAAGAAGCATCAGCAATAAATTATGCATTAGAAGAATTAAAAAAAGATAAAAATTTTATATTAAAACTTGTTAAAGAAGATTTCTATATTTTAGAATATATATCCGAATTTAAAAATGATAAAGAAATAGCATTAGCTGCTGTAGAAAAAAAAGGAATAGCATTAGTATATTTTTCTGATATAATTAAAAATGATAGTGAAATAGTATTTTCTGCAATTCAACAAAATATATCTGCAATTCAATATGCTTCAAAAGAATTAAAAGCAAATAAAGATTTCATGTTAAAAGTTATTCAACTAAATGGCTGAGTTGCTACTAGGCATTTAGTCATGCATCAGCAGAATTAAAAAAAGATAAAGAAGTAATATTAGTTGCTGTACGAGATTTGCCTAAAAAATAAAAATTTGATAAACTTTTATAAAATCTAATTTTTTTTATATATAAATAAACGAATAATTTAAATCTTTTTAAATTCCTATTGTGTAATACTCATTTTAGACAAGCTCATTTTAGACAAGCTAGTCTTTATCTAGCTTTTGAACAAGCTCATCTTGTGTAAGCTCTTTGCTAAGCTCATCTTGTGCAAGCTCTTTGCTAAGCTTATCCCTGTTAAGCTTCTTAATGATCATTTTAAAAGGACATTGGTTAGCAATCTCTTGCTCTGAAAGCTCCTTGGAATTGAGATTGTTAATCATCTTAACAATATCTTTATTAAGCTCCTCGGCAAATTCCTTTCCAATATCATGCATAAAAAATATCTTGACAAGCTCATTTATAAGCTTTCTGATAATCTTCTTTGCTAGCTCTTCCTGATCAAGCTTAATATTGTAAAATGAGGTTAAGTTATGTTGTACAGTCTCATCTAAAGATTCTAGAGTTGATATTTTTGACTCGAGTATCAAATCAAATATTTTTTTTTGTTCCTTAATCTTGTCAAAGTATTCATTTTCTATGTATACTAACGTTACATACTGATTAAGCGACAAATGAAGTTTTTCCCAAGCAACTTCTTTTTGAGCAATTTCATTTGCAACTTTATCCTTTTCAAACTTCTTAATGGCCATTTTAAAAGGACATTGATTAGCAATCTCTTCTTCAGAAAGCTCTTTTTCAAGGAGAATATTATATACCTTAACAAGATCTTTAGTGACCTCATTAGCAAATTCCTTCCCAATATCATGCAAATAAATTGTCTTTATAAGCTCATTTATAAGTTTCTTGGCAATATTCTTTGCTATCTGTCCCCGAAAAAGCTTATTATTGTAAAATCTAGTCAAGTCATACTGTCCTACCCAACCAAATTTTTTTTTCTTCTCCTTAATCTCCTTAAAATATTTATTTTCTTTGTCATCTAAGATTTCCATATAATCTTCTAACTCGCGCAAAGAAGGCATTTTTGTTGATCAATAATATTAATAATAGAAGAGACAAGCAATGAAAATAATATACAATTTTTTTTTTACAAATCATACATATTCGATAAAATAACTAATGACATAACTGAAGTATTAAAAAAGTAGAAAATTGTAATAATCTTATCTATATAAATACAATTTCCTGTTTTTTAATCAGACAAACAATCTCCTTGGCAAGTTCCTGCTTAATAACTTCCTTGATATGCTTATTTGTAGTCTCATCTTGAGTGATTGTATGCTGAGAAAACAGCTTGGTGATCTCAGCATTAAGTTCCTGATGAGCAAGCTCCTGAGTAAGCTCTTTAGTAACTACTTTGAGGAGCGCATCGGCAACATGCTTTGCAAAGAGCTTACTAAACTCATTGGTAATCTCATTAGTAAGCTTTTCCTGAGCAAGCTTAATTTTGCAATGCGCGATTGAGAGTTTAGTCTTCTTGATATTATCTGATATAGATGATTGTCTTTCTATCTTATTTTCTTCCTCTTTTTTTTCTAAGGCATCCATCTGTTTTTTTAATTTTTCTAACATATGCAAAGACATTTTGTTGTATCAAGATTATAAATAATTACGAGATCATTACACACATAAAAATTCAATTTTTTTTATTAAATTATTTATGATATTTATCATCTAGTTTTGACTAATATTATAAATAAATGTAAATCTTATTAAGTAACTTTTATAACAATTTAAATTTTATCAAGCTCTTGTACGAGTTCTTCTTGAGCAATTTCATTTGTAATCTTATTAATGCATTTAATAGCAAAATTAAGCGATCTCATTTCTTTTGTCTTATTATGATATATATTAATTAAGGTAATGAAATTAATTTCTACAGTTTTATCAGTGTTAAATGTATTTGTAGATTTATTAACTTCTGCTTTAATGAGCTCTAGAGATTGTCTTAAACTGATCAATTCAGAATCTATAGAACCAATTAACATATCAACATTATTTGCATTAATTACATGATCTACAATAATAAGTTCAAGATCACGAATAATTGAGTCTGAACGGTTTTGTTTTTTCTCAATTAATTTAATAGCAAAATCGAGTAATTTTGCTTCACTCTTCTTCTTATTATGCATACTGATTAAGGTATTCATATTAACATCTGAAACAGTTATAGCTAAAGCTAAAGTTGTAGTTTCATCTTCAATTAGCTGTAGAGCGTCTCTTAGAGTAATCAAATTAATTTGCATAGAATCGATTAACATATCAATGTGTATATCTCTATAATCTACATTTTCAAGGTTAGCATCCTCAAATTCTTTATGCTTGGCTACAATGATAGATTTTAGATTATCAATAGTCGTATTTAAAGACATTGTTTTTTGTGTTTAAATATAATAAATTTTTTGATATTGCAAGACAAAAAAAACTCAATTTTTTATAAATAAATTATTTATAGATAAATATATTAATAATTTATTGTATATGAAAAAGAATAGAGTACTTGTTACCGGTGGTGCAGGATTTATTGGTAGCCATTTATGCGAATATTTAGTCAATCGTGGAGATTATGTTATCTGTTTAGATAACTTTTTCACAGGAAGTAAAGATAACATAAAACATCTTTTAAATAAAAATAATTTTGAACTGATTCGTCATGATGTTGTAGAACCTATATTGTTAGAAGTTGACCAAATTTTTCATCTAGCTTGTCCTGCATCTCCTGTACATTACAAATATAATCCTATAAAGACTCTAAAAACTAACTTTATTGGTACAATGAATATGTTAGGTCTTGCTAAGCGTACTAAAGCACGTTTCTTATTGACAAGTACTAGTGAAGTATATGGTGATCCTCTTGAACATCCACAAACAGAAAAATACTTTGGTAATGTTAACTGTATTGGTGAAAGGTCTTGTTATGATGAAGGAAAACGTATCGCAGAGTGTCTTACTATGGATTATAATAAAGAACATAACTTAGATATACGCATTATTCGAATCTTTAATACATATGGTCCTAGAATGGCTTTAGATGATGGACGTGTAGTAAGTAACTTTATTTCACAAGCTCTAACAAATCAACCAATTACAATATATGGTGATGGAAGTCAGACGCGTTCTTTTCAATATGTATCTGATCTAATTGAAGGTATGATACGTGTGATGGATGGTGATGAGATTGGACCATTTAACGTTGGTAATCCTGAAGAATTTTCTATGGTAGAATTAGCTGAGATAGTGAAAAAAGTAATAAATCCTAATCTTCAGATTGTGTATAAAAAAAATACAGCAGACGATCCTATGCGACGCAAACCAGATATTACTAAGATTAAAAACAAATATAAATGGGAACCTAAAGTTAAGCTTGATGAAGGCTTGCAATATATGATTACTGACTTTAAAGAGAGATTGAATATGAATATTTATTAAAAAATTATATATTAACATAATTATAAAAAATAAAACTTTTTATCTTTTCCTAAGTAAAGATGGCATTAGACGAAAAGCAAAGAATTGCTATGTTTCTTATTGGATGCGTAGGGTCGCGTTTAGGTTTAGCATATGCGGCATTAGTCGCACCAACCGACATTCTAAGTGTTATATTTGGTATAATTGGTATTGGATTTGCCATAATATGGATAATGGGATGGCGCAAGACTGGAACGGAGACAGGAGGACAACCTATTTGGTGGAATCATCTTAGACCACTACATGCAGTCGCATATTTGACAAGTGCAGTTTTATTATGGTTTTTATATCGTGAAGTTGCAGCAATTATAATATTTTTAGACTTGGTAATAGGTTTAATAAGTTTCTTATTCCACCATAAACTGTTACAATAAGAAAACTTCTATACATAATACCAGTTAAAAAAATTGATTAACAATTATATTAATGATAAAAATATTATTATTAATATAATGTCAAACGATAAATTATTCTATTTTTCTAAATCACGAGATGTTTTACCAGGTAAAGGCCTAAATGAAATTGTCGAAAATCATTTAATATATAATGACCTTGCAAAAATTAAAGATTGGCGAAAAATATTATCTAATTTTCATATATTTCCTTTTATATATGAAGGATATACATATAATACCATAGAACATGCATTTCAAGCAAAAAAAATAAATATTGTTGATAATAATAAAGCTTTATTATTTACTATTGATAGTGGACATGATATTGGACTTGGTGATGGTTTAATAGCTCGTAAAAATAGGAAAATTTGCAAACTTAATAAAGAACAATTACAATTATGGGATAATATTAAACATGATATTATGAATAAAATTACTATTGAAAAATATAAAGTATGTAAGGAAGCATGTATTGTATTAATAAATACAAAAAATGCTCAATTATGGCATATTGTATCTAGATCAAAACCGTTTCGTGTTGAATATTTAGAAAATATAAGAGATAATTATTTATCATCAATATTATTTTAAATAAAATGATAAAATATGAATATGAAGTAAAAAAATTTATTAATAAATTATAACAAATTATTTAATATTAACATAATTATATAAAATAAAACTAATGAATCTTTTAAACCTAACTTTTTTCAAAAAAATCTCTCTCTCTCTACCAAAAAAATTTTATTTTATAACTATAACAACTATATAAAAAATATAAGTATATACAAAAAACTTTAAAAAAAGCCAAAAAAACTTATTAAAAAAAAAGTTTTTTGTTTAGTTGTATTTAAATATAAAATAAATTAAATTATTTTCACTTAATTTTATAATAAAATAAAATTTATGTTTTATTAATTACAATAAATTTTATAAAACTTGTTTTTATGCCAAAAAAATATATATAAAAAAAAGTTTTTTGTTTAACTATAAATAATTATATTATTTATAAAATTTAGTTTAAAAATTAATATAATATATAATTTATATATAATTAATATGGTTTTTTATAAATGTGAAAAATGTAATAAAGAATTTAATCAAAAATCAAATTATATAGTTCATATTAATAGAAAAAAATCGTGTATTATTAATGAAGATACTGATAATAATACTTTAATCTATAAATGTGAAAAATGTAATAAAGAATTTACAAAAAAATATAATTATTTATTACATATTAATAAAAATAATCCTTGTAATAGTAAAGATTTAATTAAAGAAAATAAAATATTACTTAGTAAAATAAAAAAATTAGAAAAAAATCAAAAAAATAATATACAATTAGAAAATAAAATTATATTATTAGAAGAAGAAAATAAGCGAATTAATGAATTATATAATAATTTATTAGATAAATGTATTAAAAATAATAATAATATTATTACTAATAATAACACAAATACTGTCAATAACAATACTATTAATATAACATTAAAAAACTTTGGTAATGAGAATTATACTAAATTAACAAATGATGAACAAATAAGAATATTAAAATCAAATAAACAATGTGTATCTAATTTAATTAAATTTTTACATATAAATGATCGTTTACCAGAATATAAGAATATATGTATTAAAAACTTAAGAGGTAAAGGAGGATATTTATATGAAGGTAATAGATGGTTACATTGTAACTTTGAAAATTTATTAATTATACTATTTAAAAATAAAATTAATGATTTAGAAAAAATACTTAATAGTAATGAAGGATTGATTAATTTTAATAATAATTATATACAAAATCTAATTGAAAATTATACAGATGATATGGATACATTTATAAAGAACAATAAAGACAATATAATAAATATGTTGTACAATAACACTAAAAATTATAAAATAATATGAAAATAATTATTTATAAATTATAATATCAAAACTATTTTATCTGCTATTGTTTTTTCTAATCTTATATAATGAACTAAGATCTATATTGTTGAGAATATGATCCTATTCCAACAAACAAATCAACAACTTTATATGTCATTTATCTATTTTATGTATATTACATTATAAATTTAATTTTTTATCTTTTCCTAAATAAAGATGGCATTAACTGTACAGCCATAATAGGACTTTTTAATATGTATGATAAAAATTGAGAATTAATATTATTTTAATATTACAGTTTGTAATAATACTAAAAAGATTTTTAATATGACTCTTGAAATGAAAAAAGATTTAAATTTCATTTTAATGATGATATATACAAATAGCAATAAATGTAAATGTAAATGTCCTCGTTATACGTATGATTTTAAAAAAAAATTAAACGATGTGTGTTATGAATTAGAGAAAGTGATTAACGATGATACAATAAAATTAATCTTAGATCAATATTTAGAATCTCCAGAGATAGATACTAATGTTATTCATCATTTAAAAATAGGATCCAGAAATAATGAATTATTTAAGTTATCTGATGATTATATAAATAAATATTATCAAAATATTCCAAAAAAAGTAAGAATTTTGTTGTATTTAGGTAATAATTTATCTGCAGAAAAACTAGAGGAAAACAGAAAATTAAAAATAGAAACAATTTTAAGATATGAATATGAAAGATTTAATATAAAAACAATTTCAATAAAACGTACTTCAAGTTGTAATGATATTCTAACAAATAAAAATATTATCACTTATGAAAAGTTATGGAAGTTAGATGATCAATCATTGAGTGATATGTATCAAATAAGCAGGGATAATTATAATTTAGCATACGCACCAGTATTATATCTTTTTCCTACTAGTACAAAACATATTGATTGTAAAAACAGAGTTATCATATGTAATTTTTTGTTTAAAATACTTAACAAAAAACAACTTGTATCAGAAATATAATTAAATTTTTATTACAAAAAACTTAAATATTTTTTTATAATACGGTGATACAAAACGATTTAATAATTAGAAATATATTATATTTTATATGAATGAATTAGAAGAATATTTATTAACTAATAATACAATTAATGAAAATAATTATAAACAATTTAACTATGATAGTTATGAAGAGTTTAAAATAGATTTAGATTTTTTACTGAGTAATATATATTCAGATATTCAAATTATAAATTTACAAACAAAGGAACAAAGACTTAATCAAGATACTTTCAGAAAAGAAGTAATAAAAAAATACAATAGATGTATAATTTCAAATGCGAAGCGTGTCATATTATAAATTTTTTTTGATATTATTGATATTATTAAAGACACCAATATGATTTCATGTCCAAAAATAAGTGTTATATTCTGTGACAGCACTCTAACTAGACTTTTTACACCTGCATCACAAAAAATAAATTTATTTATAAAAAGCTTTTAGCATCATCATCACCAATATAATTTTAACAAAGTTTTAAATGAGATAGCGCTTGGTACTGTGGAAGCACTCCTACAAGGCTTTTAGCACCATCAGATCCAATCTAATTGTAACTAAAAATAAAGTAAGTGTTGAACACTGTGATAGCACTCCTGCAAGGCTTTAGCACCATCGGGTCCTATCTTATTAGCATAAAGATCCAGATGAGCCAACGTTTGACACTGTGATAGCACTTCTGCAAGGCTTTTAGCACCATCAGATCCAATCTCATTGCAACAAAGTTTGAAGTGAGCTAACGCTTTGCACTGTGGTAGCACTCTTGCAAGGCTTTTCGCACCATCAGGTCCTATCTTATTAGCATGAAGATCCAGATGAGCCAACGTTTGACACTGTGGTAGCACTCCTGCAAGGCTTTTAGCACCATCAGATCCAATCTCATTGCAACAAAGTTCGAAGTGAGCTAACGCTTTGCACTGTGGTAGAACTTCTGCAAGGCTTTTAGCACCATCAGGTCCTATCTGATTGCAATTGAAAACTAAGTGAGTCAGCGATGAACACTGTGGTAGCACTCCTGCAAGGCTTTTAGCACCATCAGGTCCGATCAGATTAGAACTGAGATCTAGATGAGCCAGTGATTGACATTGTCCTAGTACTCCTGCAAGGCTTTTAGCACCATCAGGTCCTATCTGATTGCATCTGAGATCTAGATGAGCCAGTGATTGACATTGTCCTAGTGCTCCTGCAAGGCTTTTAACTCCTTCTGGTCCCATCTCATTAAAATGAAGATTCAGATGAGCCAGTGATTTGCACTGTGGTAGCACTCCTGCAAAGCTTTTAGCACCATCAGGTCCTATCTTATTGCAATTGAAAACTAAGTGAGTCAGCGATGAACACTGTGGTAGCACTCCTGCAAAGCTTTTAGCACCATCAGGTCCGATCTCATTGCGACTAAGATCTAGTTCAGTCAGTGATGTCCACAGTCCTGGCACTCCTGTAAGGCTTTTAACTCCTTCTGGTCTAATTTGTTTGTTACTAAGATTAAGTGCGACAATGCGATACTTGATAGTAGCATTTTTAAGACTATCAAGTATTGCATTGTCGTCGATAAATGACTTCCTCAAGCAGATTTGTGTAGGCAAATTGACAATTATATTGTCCATTTGTTTTGATGTTCCTGATAGCTTGTAAATAGTACTTGTATCCAAAAACTTATTGTTGTCAATAATGATTGCCACAATAATAGGAAAGGCATCATAGATAATGCAAGTGGTAAGCATTATGTGAATCAAAAATATAATATAATAGAAAGTATAGAAAAATAATAATTCAATTTTTTTTTCATTAATCTATGTTCAAGACTCTTTGTCTGCATAGGCTATCGCCAATATTATTATCTAGGATAATTTGTTACTATTGTAACTAAGATCTAGTTGAGTCAGTGTCAAATACTGTGCTAACAGTCATGTAAGTCTCTTTACTTCAGCATCACCAATATTATTTAAACAAAGATTCAGATGAGCCAGTGATTTGCACTGTGATAGCACTCCTGCAAGGCTTTTAGCACCATCAGATCCAATCTCAAAAGTAAGTATTGAACACTGTGATAGCACTCCTGCAAGGCTTTAGCACCATCAGATCCTATATCATTGAAACTAAGATTTAGTTGAACCAGTGATTTGCACTGTGATAGCACTCCTGCAAGGCTTTTAGCACCATCAGGTCCGATCACATTATAATAAATATTCAAAAATATTAAAAGAAGAATTGGATAATATTATGGAAATTGTTAGTAATATGACCATAATATCTAATAATAATTTAGAATTAGATGAAAATATTAATTATAGTAATGAATCAGAAATTGAAAAATCAGAAATTGAAGATTCAGAGGAATAAATAATTATGGATAGCTATGTTTTCTAAGCTTATATAATGAATGAAGATCTATATTATATCTTTGTGCAATATTTTCTGCTTTATATTGTTCAATTGTATTATTGCATAAATTTAAATATTTTATATTTGGACATTTTTTAAGCATTTCCATGAGATTTATTACTCCGTCTTCTGTAATACGATTATAACTTAGTTCAATGTCATTTAGTGTTTTATTACCACTTTTTATAATTACTTCTGTAATTTTTTTTATTCCTTTATCATAAATCATATTAAAAGAAAGATTTAGATATGATAAATGTGGACAGTATTTTAATTTTAATAGTTTAGTAATCTTTATTGCTCCTTTGTCACCAATCATATTAATATAGAAATCGATATGTAACAGATTAGGACATTTTTTAAGACTATTTGCAATTAATACTGCTCCTTCAGTATTAATTTTATTGCGTTGTAGATCTAGCTTTTCTAGCATTGGGCATTTTTTAAGAACTTTTGCAAGCTTTTTAACAATTATTTGTATATCACAACGTCTTAGTACAAGTGTTGTAATTTTGTATAAATATAAATTACATTGAAGTTGAAGACTTGTCATAATTAAATTTAACTTTACTTCTGTAGAACCATTATTTGGATCACTCCAGAATTTCCATTTCCAATGAACAATAGCAGGAATACACATTATATTAATTATATTTCTTATTTCTTTAGAAGTCATACTTAACATAATGGTTCTATTAGCAGGCCAATTTCTATACCAGTCTTCTACAGGAACTATTGTAAGAGCTTCAAGAAATGCATTTGAAAAAAGACATATTTTATTAGACATTATCACTTGCATTTTATTTTTAGTATTTGTTTTATAATTAAATTTTCAATTTTTTTGTGATAAACTACAAATAAATAAAATTAAAATTAGTGGAACTTTTAAACCTAACTTTTTTCAAAAAAGTCTCTCTCTCTCGCTAAAAAAAATTAAAAAAATATTTTTTACTAATTTATAATATAATTAAATAATAACTATATAATAAAAATTATATCAAAAATGATATTAAAATGTCATTTTTTCTTATAAATTATATCATTTTTGACATTTTAATATTATAAAATGACATTTTAATATCATTTTTAATAATTTAACATAAAAGAATATTATTATATAATAATATAATGGTTTTATATATTTGTAATAAATGTAATAAAAATTTTAGTAGAAAACAAAGTTATGAAATACATATAAATAGAAAAATACCATGTATACCTGAAAATAATATAAATAAAATTATAAATTTAGAGGATAATACAAAATATTTAGAAGAAAATATTATAAATTTAGAAAAAAATACAAAATATTTAGAAGAAAATATTAAAAAATTAGAAGAAAATAATAAACAATATGAAAAAATAATAAAACAATTAGAAGAAAATAATAAACTATATGATGATAAGATCAGACAATTAGAAAATAATAATAAACAATTAGAGGAAAAAAATACTATTTTAGAAAGTGAAAACAAAACATTAAATAATTTAGTTAGTAAATGTTTAGAAAATAACAAAACAATTAAAACAAATAACACAACTAATAATAATAACAATACAACTAATAATACAATTAATAATATAAATGTAAAATTAGTACCTTTTGGAATGGAAAATTTAGATGATTTAACTTTAGAAGAAAAAACTAATATATTAAATTCTGGATTACTTTGTTCTGTAGTATGTACTAAAAAAATAAACTGTAATCCACGACTTCCACAATATCATAATATTTCATTTACAAATTTAAGAAGTAATGATGCAAAAATATACGATAAAGATAAAACTTGGAGAACAGTAGATAAAGAAGATTTATTTGAATCTGTTATTTTAAGAAGAATTGATGATGTAAATAATATAATAGAAAATGAAGAAATAAAAATATCTCCATATATGGATACTTTAGTAAAAAAAGGAATAGATGAAGATGAAGTTGTAAAAAATACTAAAATAAAAAAAAGATTTCATAGAACAGTATATGATTTTGATAAAAATAAAGATAAAAAGAAATTAACATAATTATAGTACAAATAACCCGCGCAGGAGATATTATTGCGAGAATGACAAATAAATAAAAATATAATTAATGGAACTTTTAAACCTAACTTTTTCTAAAAAATATCTCTCTCTCTATGGAGGATAAAACTAAATATTTTTTTGTTAATAATTAATTATACAATAATATAATTAAATAAACATTTATATAAAATGCTAATAAAAGTATATATTTTTTGGCATTTTATTTTTTTTTTAAATAAAATTACTTAATAAAATAAGCTTTTATTATACTTTATAATTACATCATATATTATAAACTTGCTAATATAAGTTTAATTATTATAGCAAAAATAATTTATAGTTTTTATATTTTTAAGCTCATAACACTTAAAAAAATTGAGTATTAAAATGATATAAGTTATAATAATAATTGTTATGTAAAAAAATGTGTTTACATAAATGGCTCATTATAATAAAACTATTATTATTAAATTATAAAAATAAAAAGTATAATGATATTATTGAAGATAAATGTTATGAAATTCAAGCTAATAAAAAAGTATTTTTAGATGATATTATGTATCAAGTTAATAATCAAAAAATAGTTGATATAACAA